CTGCTTCAACATTCCCAACAGTATCTGTTGTAAGAGCATCTTTTGGAAGCACAGCAACATCTCACAATGATGGTTCAACTGTCCAGATTTACAGAGGTGCTATCAATATCGTCAAGAATAAAGTATTCTTTGCTGAAGCTCCTAGAGGAAATACAAGAGCAAGAAGAAACGAAAGCAATCTTCCCTATGTGAGATCACAATATTCAGGAAGAACTTTCTTAAGATCAAACTATGATACCAATGTATTATTTGATGATATTTCAGACCAATTTACTGGTATTGGAAGAACTTATACAATGACTGCACAGGGTATCAATACATCTGGTGTTGAAGTTGGAAATGGAATTGTCTTTATCAATGGGGTATTCCAGACACCAACAACAATCAACAATACTGGAAATAACTATGAGTTTGAAAATGATAATGTTGCTGGTATTTCCAGTATCGTATTTACTGGAATTACGTCTACAGATGGAACATACATTAAGTCTGATTTTGATATAAATCAAAATCAACTTCCAAGAGGAGGAATGATTGTTTCTCTTGGTTCTACACCTGGTCTTGGATATGCTCCACTTGTTGGTGCTAAAGTAAGAGCAGAATTGGATGGAAGTGGAACAATTACCAATATTGTCGGCATTCACACTGTTGGAACTCCAGTAGCAATTACAACAGCAGCATACAATAAGATTTCTGGTATTCTTGAAGTCGAAACTTCATCTGCCCATGGATTGGAAGGTGGTGATAGAGTTAAACTCGTCGGTTTGGCATTTACTTGCCCAAGTGGTTCTGGAATTACAACAACAATCTTCCCAGACCATGACCGTTCCCTTGATATTGTTAATATTCTATCGTCCACAAAATTGAATATTAATGTTGGACCAAGCACAATAACTCATTACTATGTTGGTCTTGGTAGTGTATACCCACATTATAGTCTCAACATTGGTTCTGGATATAGAGAGCCCGTTTCTATTGCTGTAACTGATGCAAATCACACTGGAACTGAAGCAAGTATCTCCGCAGTTGTTGGGGCAGGTGGTACTCTTGGATTTGTAATTAATGATGGTGGCAGTGGATATGTCGATCCATACATCAGAATACCTGAGCCAATTTATGAAAACTTAGAGATAGTTGGTGTTTCTAGACTTGGTATTGGACCAACAACTGATACTGGAGAAAATCTTCTTATGAATGTTAAGATTGGATCTGCCAGCACCAATGTTGGCATTGGTTCCACTCTGTTCTTGGTAGAATCTTTTGAAATAACCAGACCTGGATATTCTTTCCAAGTTGGTGATGTATTCAAACCAGTTGGTCTTGTTACTGCTCTTGGTTTCGCGCAACCAGTATCAGAATTCCAACTCGAAGTTGTAGAAACATTCAATGACAGATTCTCGGCATGGTCATTTGGCGAAACTGATTATATTGATAGCATACAGTTCTTACAAAATGGAAGCAGAAAAAGATTCCCACTTTACTACGTTGGTCAACTATTGAGTTTCGAAATTGATCCAGATAATCCTTTATCTGGCGCAATTGACTTGGATTCTCTTCTCCTGATATTCGTTAATGGTGTTCTGCAGCAACCTAATGTTGCATATCAGTTTAATGGCGGTACGTCATTTACATTCACTGAAGCACCAAAAGAGTCCGACAAAGTTGATATTTTCTTCTACCTCGGTCAAGATGGTGTAGATATTGAATTGGTTGATATCAATGAAACAGTTAAGATTGGAGATGATGTTTTTGTCAATAAGCATCCGCTTTATGAGTCTACAGTAAGTCAGCTCCGTAGCAGAAGTATTGCTGATATTTTCGGTTCCGATAGCATTGAAACTGACATTTACGTTGGTAATGGAATTGATGAAGTTACATTCAAACCAATTGAGTGGACCAAACAAAAAGTTGACAAATATGTGAAAGGTGACATCATCTACAAGACAAGAGATTCTTTAGAACCAAGAATTTATCCAACAGCAAGAATTATTGGCGATTTAAACACTACAACATCTGAAATCTTTGTAGACGATGCACAATTCTTCAACTATGAAGAAAATAATTATGGAATTACAATTGATACTTTTGGAGCGTTGATTATAGATTCTGTTGACCCAGTATCTGCAGCATTTACATCAACCGTTTCTGCTGCTGGAACAGTTTCGTCGATAACAATCACCAATCCTGGTCTTGGATATTCGACAACATCAGTTCCAGTTAAGTTCTCTGCTCCATCAGTTATTGGTGTTGGTGTTGGAACAACTGCCACCGCAACGGCAACAATTTTGAATGGTAGCGTGGTTTCTGTCAATATTACAAATGCTGGTTTCGGATACACCACGTCTAACCCACCACAAATTATAATAGAAGTTCCAAAAGCATCTAAGGAAACTATTAGTTCCATTGAAAATGTTCAGGGATTCTCTGGAATTATTACAGGAATAACCACAACAACAGGAACAGGTGGACATCCCCTTGCACTGAAGATTAATTTCAGAGCAAATGCTGCTGATGCTAATGATTTGCAGGCAGGTTATCCAATACTTGTCTATAATACAACAATTGGCACTGGCGTAACTTCTGTCAACAGTGAAGATAGTTCCGTTGTTGGAATAGGAACAAGATTCTTAGATAACATTTACATTGTCAATTCTAAGACAAACAATGGTCCAGATGCTGAAATTATCTGCAATATTCATACAAACAGCAATGTTGTTGGAATAACAACTACATCTGGCGGAAACATCTCTTGGGGAAGAATTTACAACTATGCATCCAGAACAAATCCAATTTCTATTGGTGTAACTGGATTGGTTGTAGACTCTGGATTGTCAACTTTCCCAACAATCCAAAGAAGAGATTTTGGTTATAGAAATAATGGTTCGATTAGAAAACTTTCTAACACCCCGTAACCAGATATAAATACATAAAAAAAGTTCAAAATGCCAGCACTTGTTACTGATAAATTTAGAATTCTGAATGCCAGTAATTTTGTAGATTCTGTTGAAGCGTCTTCTAATTCATATTACATTACAGTAAGCCTGCCAAATCCTTCTATCACTGGATATGGCAGGACCTCTACGTGGAACACAAATCCACCGGCACCTGTTGATAGTTTTTCTTACAACAGTCATGCAGGTGATGTTGTTTTGTATGGAAAGAAGATATCTTCCGCTAATATTAGAAGAATTGTTAAAAGAATTGATTGGGCAGCAGGAAATAGATATGAAATGTACAGGGATGATTATAGCATCCTAAATCCTTCACCATTAACAAACGCATCAAGACTCTATGATGCTAATTATTATGTAATGAACTCCGATTATAGAGTTTATGTTTGTATTGAAAATGGTTCTGATGGGACAAATCTGAAAGGAAATATATCACAAGATGAACCAACTTTCACCGACTTAGAACCATCTAGAGCAGGTGATAGTGGAGACGGTTATATTTGGAAATATCTGTTTACTATTTCCCCTAGCGATATTATTAAATTTGATTCTACAGAGTATATTACAGTCCCTAATGGTTGGGCAACATCAACCGATTCTCAAATTAGATCTGTAAGAGAATCTGGGGATTCTTCCGTAAACTCCAATCAAATTAAAACTGTTTACATTGAGAAATCTGGTTCAAACTACTCTAATGGTTTGGGACAGGAATTAGACATTATTGGAGATGGAACTGGAGGTAGAGTTAGAGTTGATGTAGAAGGTGGAAAGATTACAAATACTGTTGTTACCTCTGGTGGAAAAGATTATAGTTACGCACTGGTAGATTTGGGTTCAATTAACTCAAATACAACTGGAACTAGTGCGAAATTAGTTCCTATCATACCACCATCAAAAGGTCATGGATATGATGTTTACAGTGAATTGGGAACTGATAAGGTTTTAGTTTATGCAAGATTTGATGATTCCACTAAAGACTTCCCAGTTGATACAAGTTTTGCTCAAGTTGGTATTGTAAAAAATCCAACTGCTGTTGGAACTGACCAAATTTATACAAATAATACTTTTAGTGGATTATATTCGTTGAAGTTTTCTTCGATTACAGGAACTCCTGTTGTTGGTGAAAAAATTCAACAGGTCGTTTCTGGTGGGGTCGGTAGAGCATATGGTTATGTTGCTTCTTGGGATAGTGAAACCAAAGTTTTAAAATATTTCCAAGATAGGTCTTTGTTCTACAACCAGACAACACTTGACCAGCAGGACTATGTTGGAATATCTACCAATGGTAGAGTTTATAGTTTTGAGTCATCCGCAAACTTAGTTAGCGGACAAAATTCATCTTTCAATGGTTCCATTGATACTGGATTCTCTGGAATCAGTACAAATCCAACAGGGACCAAGTTGATAAATCTGGGTGTTAATTTCACTAGTGGATTGGCAAGTCCAGAGATAAATAAAGGATCAGGAGATTTAATTTATCTAGACAATAGACCTAGCATTTCTAGGAACTCCCGCCAAAAGGAAGACATCAAAGTTATACTGGAATTTTAAACCATGCCACAGAAGACAAACCTAAACGTAAATCCTTATTATGATGATTTTGATAAGGATGATAATTTTTATAGAGTTCTTTTTAAGCCTGGATACCCAGTTCAGGCAAGAGAATTAACAGGTCTTCAGTCAATTTTACAAAACCAAATAGAATCTTTCGGAAGCCATCTCTTCAAAGAAGGTTCTATGGTAATTCCTGGCGGGGTTACTTGTGATAATGCTTTCACAACGGTGAAAGTGAATTCAGATCATCTTGGTGTAGATATCACAGTATACATTGACTCTTTAGTTAAAGGAAATGATGGGAAAGGCACAACTGTAAGAGGTGAAACCTCAGATGTTGTCGGAACAATTAAAGGATATCTGCTTCCACCAGAAGAGGGTGTAGAAGAGATTACCCTCTTTGTTAAGTATCGTGATGGTGCTTCTGATGGTGAAGGTGTTGAATTTGAAGATGGAGAAGTATTAATACTTGAAGAAAATGTTACTTATGGTAACACCACTTTAAACTCTGGCGATACTGTATTAACAATATTATCAACAGACGCCACTAAGACTGGTTATGCTGTCGGTGTTGCTGAAGGTGTTTATTTTATCAGAGGAACTTTTGTTGATGTTCCAACATCTCAGATTATTCTCGATCCATATGATAACGAACCATCATATAGAGTTGGATTTGATATCCTTGAAGAGATTGTTACTTCGGATGACGATACATCTTTAAATGACAATGCAAAGGGATTTACAAATTATGCAGCACCTGGTGCTGATAGACTGAAAATCAGTGTTAGATTAGCGAAAAAGCAACTAACAGATTTTGATGATACTGATTTTATCGAACTTGTTAAGGTTGATAATGGTGTTATTAAAAAGTTACAAAATACTTCTGAATACAATGTAATTAAAGATTACTTTGCCAAAAGAACTTTTGAAGAGTCTGGAAGTTATGCTGTAGACTCATTTACTGTAGACGTTGTAGAATCACTAAACAACGAAACTGGTAATGGTGGTCTTTATAGAGAAGACCAAAAGACAGACCAAGGAAATATTCCTAGCGATGACCTGATGTGCGTCAGAGTTTCTGCTGGAACTGCTTACGTTAGAGGATTTGATGTAGATTTGGTTGGTTCTACAATTGTTGATGTAGAAAAACCAAGGAGCACTAAAAGAATCAATCAAGCACTCGTTCCTTTTGGAATGGGAAGTCTTTTAAAGGTCAATAACGTTCTCGGTGTTCCATATTTCAATATTGGAGCTCCTGTTGGAAGTGGTGATAATACAATTTCTCTTTATAATAGAAGAAGAAATACTTCCATCACAAACGCAGGAACTGGTTTAAAGATTGGTGAGGCAAGAGTATATTGGTATGGTGTTTCAGATGCTTCGTATTCAAATGCAGCAACTGAGTGGGATTTGTATCTGTTTGATGTACAAACTTACACTACATTATATCTTGGAAAAGAATACAGCACTTCAGAAGTTCCACTGACTTCTTTTGTCAGAGGATTGTCCAGTGGAGCAACTGGTTATCTTTCAGAAAAACCAACTGGTTCAGCATTTAGTTTATCTCAGACTGCTGGAACATTCTTGGTGGGTGAGCAAGTTATCATTAACGAAAATCCCCAACTCAAAGTTGCTATTCAAGATATTGCTACTTATAGTGTTGAAGATATCAAGTCCGTTTATCAAGATTCTGATACGCTAAACACCGCTCTCCAAACTGATTTTATTGCCGATGCTGTTCTTTATGAAAGAACTCCACCCAATTTTTCAATTACCGATAAACTGACAATCAGTGGAGGAACTACAGGAACGGTTCCTGGAAGATTCTTCAATGCGGTAACGGGAATCAAAACTGAAGCAATTATCAAATATCAGACTGCTGGTCAGACTATTCCAAACTTTAATAGAATTACCTCAATAGCGGCAAACGGAACTTCTATTAGTGTTGGTGCTCTTGATTCTACTGTTGCTGGTGTAGCAAGAGCAAACGTTGATAATGGAGATTCTGTATTTTCACTGATGGTTCCAAAGATTCTCAATCTTGGATCATCTGGTCTTTATTCGGAACTTCCAGAACCTAATATTGCTTCTGTTGACCTTGCTCAGTCCGAACTGACAATCTCCAAGCAACTGACAGGAAAGAGCACCAGCTCTACTGGTACTATTACTTTAACAACTACAGATGCTCTCGATGCTAGTGCTGGTATTACTAGTGTCTTCTTTGAGGCATTTGATGCTGAAAGATATTCGGTACACTATGATGATGGAACCACAGAAAGTCTAACTTCAGACCAGTTTACACTGGGGGCAAATGGAGATACAATCACTCTGTCTAATCTTAAGGTTAGTGAGTCTAATGTTACCATTATAACAACATTAAAGAAGAGACAAGTTAGCAATAAATCTAAGAATTTCGTAAGAAGTCGCCAAGTTTCTATCACAAGAACAAGTGGTATTTCTACTGCGACTGGTTTGACAACAAGCAATTATTATGGTTTAAGAGTTGAAGATGATAATATTTCTCTCAATGTTCCAGATGTAGTCAATGTTCGTGCTATTTACGAATCGACAACTAATTCTGCTCCCACATTAGACAAATTAACATTTGCTATTGGATTGGGATTGGATACTAATGCCATTACAGGTGAGAAAATTGTAGGTAAGGATAGCAGAGCGGTAGGACAGGTAGTTAACAAAACATCTACATCTGTTGATTTTGTTTATTTAAATGAGAACAGATTTGAGGTTGGTGAAAATGTAGAATTTAAAGATTCTTCTATTAATGCCGTAATTCAAGATGTTACCAATGGTAGTTATGTAGATAAGACTACTAACTATACACTCAATAAGGGTCACAAACATCAGTATTGCGATTATTCGAGAATTGTCAGAAAGGCAGGAAGTTCTATTCCATCAAGACAACTTTTAGTAATCTATGATTGCTATCAAGTTACACCTGGAAATAGTGGAGATTTCTTTACTGTAAATTCTTATACTGAAGAAAGGTATAAGAATGATATTCCATCACTTCCCAATGGAATTCGCACATCAGATTTACTTGACTTTAGACCAAGGGTCGCAGAATTTGACCCGTCAACAGCAACGGGTTCGCCATTTGCTTTTAGTAGCAGAGCGTATGAGTCTAACTTCAGATACGTAGTAACTCCAGATGAAACATCTTTTATTGGATATAGTTACTATCTTCCAAGAATAGATCTTGTATCTCTCAATAGACTTGGTGAGATTGAGGTCATTCAGGGAGAACCAAGCGATACTCCACAAGCACCTATTCTTGCTGATGATGCGATGGAAATCGCTCAAATTAGACTTCCAGCATACCTCTTCAACACAACTAAGAGTCCACAAATTCTTCTGAGAGATAACAGAAGATTTACAATGCGTGACATCGCAAAACTTGAAGAGAGAATTGAGAATCTTGAAGAAGTCACAAGTCTTTCATTACTGGAGTTGAGTGCTAAAACTTTAGAAGTAACCGATGCAAATGGTCTGAATAGATTCAAGTCTGGATTTATCGTTAGTGACTTTAAGGATAAGAGTCTTGCTGACCCAAGATATACAACTATTGATATTGACAAGGCAAATGCTAATGCTATTGCTCCTGTTGACTTCTGGTCAATGCCAGCAGAATTGGCACTTGATGCAGGAATTGATAGAAATAAAGCAGACCTGTCTCAAAATCTCAAACTTCTTGATCCAAATATTCAGAAAACTGGAGATCTTTTAACACTCAAGTATTCTGAAGTAGATTGGTTAGAGCAACCACACGCTACAAACGCTGAAAATGTAAACCCATTCAATGTTATTGTATTTGTTGGTGGTGTTACGCTCGACCCACAAGCAGACAATTGGACCAGAACAATTTACATTAATGACCAAAGAACCGAATCAACTGGTGCTAAGTGGGTACAAGAAGCAAGTGTAACTGTAGATGTTGACAATAAAACAGAATATGTAACCTACAGAACAGGTGGCGGTAGAGGTGAAAAAACTACAAGAGCGTTCACTACAACCACTACCACTACAACAACTAGATATACTCCTAAACTCACTGGACCATCTAGAGAGTTTGATTATGTTGAGAACGTAAAAGTCTCTAGCACTGTTGATCCATTTATGCGTTCCAGAAACGTATACTTTGCTGCCAATGGTCTGAGACCATTTACCAAGCACTATCATTATCTCGATAATCAGCAAGTTGACCTTTTACCAAAACTTTGCGAAATCACAATGCAGTCAGGCACATTTACTGTGTTTGAAGATGCTGATGTTTTCTATGGTGGTAAGAAGATTGGTTATGTAAGATTGCAAAAACCAAATCATAAGTTTGGAGATACGTCAAGACCAGATATCGCAGCAGGATTAGGTTCACCAGCTGTTGCTGTTGAAGAATATACTGTTGACCCATATGATAGAAACAGATCAGCACCTGGAAATTCTTACTCGGCAACATCAAAACTGATTAACTTTGATACCAGATCGATTGCTTCTCAAGAAAAATATTATGGTTATGTTCCTTCTGGAGCACGTATTGTCGGTAGAACTAGTGGTGCTGTAGCGACAGTTAGTAAGTCTGAATTGATTTCTGATAACTGGGGTGACATTATCGCTTGCTTCTTCTTCAGAGATCCAAATACTAGCCCTCAACCACCAGTAAAAGTTAGAAGTGGTTCTAAGACTGTAAGAGTCACTGCTGTACCACCAGGAGTAACTCCAACACCAGGTTCTACAGTATTCTCCAGTGAATCAATTGGTCAATACAGTGGTTCTGGAACCATTGTTACTCAGGAGACCACTCGTGTTGCTGTAAGAAATCCACCCAAACCAGCAGCGAAGAAGACTGAAGTTAATGTTCAAGTTAAGGCACCTCATAGAGACCCATTAGCACAAACATTCACAGTTGATGGTAAAGGAGCATTCCTCACATCATTCGATTTGTATTTTGCTAAGAAAGACGACAATGCAAAACTGTTCGTAGAACTGAGAACAGTAGAATTGGGAACTCCTACATCATTCTTAGTACAAGATTTCACTCAAGTTTCATTGAATCCTAAAGATATCAATGTTTCTAATGATGCTTCAGTCCCAACCAGAGTTAAGTTCCCATCACCAGTCTTCTTAGAATCTGGTAAAGAATACGCAATTGTTATTCTTTCGCCAGCATCTGATAAGTATGAGATGTGGGCAGCAACTATGGGTAAGAAGACTGTAAGAACACAGAATCTTCCAAATGTCCAGAATGTAATCGTTGCTAAGCAGTATATTGGCGGAAGTTTGTTCAAGTCCCAAAATGGAACTATTTGGACAGCAAGTCAATATCAAGACCTCACATTCAAACTGTATAAAGCACAGTTTGTTAAGAATGGAACTTTAACATTCTACAACTCTGATGTTACTCCAAATGGAAGCAATGTTTCTATTCTCCAGAATAATCCTATTGAAGGACTTCCAAGAAAACTGAAACTTCCTATCTCTGGAACTTTAGACGCAAATGTTGTACCAGGTGTCAAAATTGGTGAAGGAACAAGTCCAAGTATCAATGGTTTCGTAGAAAACCTTGGTGGTCCTGTTGGAGTTGTGACTACCATCGAATCTGGATCTGGATATCCAACAGGAACATTTACAGGAGTATCTCTTTATTCTATTTCTGGAAATGGTACTGGAGCAGAAGCAACTATTCAGTTTACAAATGGCACTATTAATAACTACAGCATAACCAACACTGGAAACGGATATGTTGAAGGAGAAGTTCTTGGTATTACAACCAGCACTATTTCCTCTGGAAGTGCTAGCGGTGGTGGAAGTGGTGCTAAACTTGGTGTTAAGACTCACGGA